TGAACCACCGCTTAATCCTTCAGCAGTTGCTGTAGTCATTCCACCGGCTGTGTTATAAACACCAGCTGTGGATGATCCACCAACATCATTAGGTTGTGTTCCACCATCATTTAAGATGCCTGGTTCTGTTCCAGCTGGGCCTGCATTAGAAGCAAGACCTTGTTTGGATGAACCGGCTGTGTTAGCACCATTAAAAAGAGCTTCAGCTCCACCATCAATACCACCATAACGGGCCTTCATCGCAAAGATCAAACCAGTTGGGCCTGTCATTGGTTGAACACCACAAACATCGTATGCCATCAAATTAGGCATAGCTCTACGAACCAGTGAAATTAACACTGGGTTAAAATTGTCAACAGAAGCACCTGTGGCCATATCTGCCTCAGCAAGCATCTGCTTTTGAGCGTTCATTTCACGCTCTTGGTTTTCCAAGATTACTGAAGTAACAGCACGCTTGTAAGAATCAGTGATCTCTGGGAGATCGGGATGATTCAGTACTGGTTGCCACTTCTCTTGAAGATTTTCTGAATTGTACATAAATTCTCCTTGAAAATATTCAGATTATTTTTGTGCCCTTGCTTCATCTCGTCCAATGGCTTTTAAATACTTTTCCATTGACTTAGAGACTTCAACAGTAGGCTCTGTGGATGTTGTTTCCGTTCCCTCTTCGGTTAATACCTCTTGAGTTCCGAAATAACTTTCTCTGATTGTTTGAAGTTTCTCAGTATAAGACTCTTCATCAGAAAATTCTACATCCTCAACCAGACTTTGGAACTTCTCAGTTTCAGTATCAGTCATCCCATTAGCAACGTCAGCAACCAATGACTCTTTTACAAGTTCACCTTTTGCCTTTTTCAACTGGATATTTTCGTCCATCTGTTTGTTAAGTTTTTCTTCCAACTCTTCAATACGTGTCAAGTTGGCTTCCAGAATGTCATACTTCTCATCTGGAACATCAATATAGTGATCCTCAAAAAGATTCTTGAGTCCACTTATGAAATCTTCTGCAATTTCACCTTTGAGTCCACGCTCAATGGCTAATTGGTTTTCTTCCATCCATTGTTCAACAACATAGTTCAGATAGTCATCGACTTTCTCTGTCATGTCACTGATTGTTGACTCAGCCATCTCTTCGATAACTTTGTCATTTTCTTCTTGGATTTTTTCTAGTTCTGATCGAACTTTAGATTTAACTGCACTTTCAAAGATTGTAGCAGCCTTTGTCTTAAATTCTTCGGAGAGTTCTTCACCCTCTGTAAGAGCAGCGACATCAGCAGAAACATCAACTGATTCTACTTTTTGGTCGATTGACTCTTTAGCAACTTTTTTAGATTCTTCTGCCTCTTCTTCGTCTTCTTCTTCCTCTTCCTCTTCGTCCTCTTCGGTCATTAGAGTATTGGAATAAAGAGCGGCAAGTTCTTCTTTCTTGAGTCCCTTCATGTGGGCGACCAAACCATCAACCATTTCTGACTTGAGTTTAGGCATCTCTTGAATTACTTCCTCTGACTCTTCGACAGTTTCTTCAACTTGATCTACTTGGTCTTCCATTTCGGTTTCCTCCGTTTTTTGTTTAACAGTTTCTGTATCTTTTAGTGAAACAGAGCCACCTTTTGCTTTAGGTGCTGATGCAGTTGGGCCACCTTGTGACTTCTGCATATTCTCTGGTTCTTGTTTTGGTTTGACAGTTGTTTTGGCTGCACTTGGTGCTTTAGCTTTTACCCCTGTAGGTTTTGCTGTTGCCTCAACCACTTCTTCCATCTCTTTATTGAGTTCATCAGACATATAAAGTCTCCTGAGTAAATTTGTTAATTATATTTATAAAATTAGAGTTTTGAAAGGAACATTTCAAAGGCTTCTGCCTGTTTATTAGCGGAAGCAACTCTATGAATCTTTGCAACTTCAGATTCTTTAAGAATCCCATTGTCCCAGATCCACTCTTTTCCTTCCATTATTCCTTCCACAAACGCCTTTGGTGCTGATGGATCAGCAACGATATCCCCTGCTGTTGCAAGATAAAAATCGTCTTTGACATAATTTGTCTGACCCCTTTTTTCAAGTGTTCCCATTCCTCTACTAGAGACTCCAAGTTTTGCACCTGCATTTAGCAATTCCTTGACAATTCTCCCATTAGGAGTATCAAGAATCTTTGCTTTCCCGATGATATCTTTACCTTCGGGTACAAGTTCCTCAATCATGTGAGAAACCCTATCCAGATTGACAGTAGGCCCATCTGGATGTCCTAATTCGCCGAAAGCACGTTTGGTTTCGACTAATTCTTTGTTATATCGATTTACTTCTTTGTGTAAAACATCAAGAGGATATACTCGACCATTACGATTCTTCGTTTCAGCCTGCATAAAGACCCCTTTGATTTTCATGTCCTTACTTTTACCTTCAGTAAGAATCTCAAAGTCATCGTACATTTCTGTGATTAATTTCATATTACCTCTTAATAAGTTTTCTTAACTATAATAGTAACTACACTTTCTAGTGTTCCAAACCCAGCAACTGTAACACCAATATCTGCTGTATTAGTACCTCTAAGTACAAGTCCAGATGGTCTATAATTTACATGACCTACAAAGTGAGCTCCACCAGCTGCATTTCCTACTAATTTATATACATTTGCTCCACCTCTATCAAGTATTATTGACCCTGCTGGTTTAATATTCCAAAATATTTCTATGATACTAGCAGCTACAGGAGTTGCTTCAGCTGAATTTTTCATATTTGCAAGAGTAAAATCAGCTGTAGTGTCTATATGAATTATAGAAGTTCCTATACTGTTGATAATTTGATTTGCCATTTGTTATCCTAAATTGAGAGCATTTCTTTATCGAAATAACTCATTATGTCTGAATCCTTAACTCCGTATTTTTTAGCAATCTTGGTTACAGTCTTCTCAAAAGAAGACATAAAATTACTTGGATTGGATTCCAATGTGGAAAACACATCATCAACTGCCTTTTTCATCTTAGGAGTAAGTCTTTTATACTCGGCAGATTTCTTGTGTTCGTCCTTTTCTAAAACTTGATGAAACTCACTAAACTTCTTCACTCTCAACCTCAACATCATCTGTAGAAACGTGCTGTTGAACTAAAGAATTTGAAACTTGTACTCTCTTTAGATCTAATGCACTTCCTACCTTTTGAGCAATTACATCTTTAAATGCACTCTCAGCCTCTAGTTTATTGTCAGTAACTAAGGCACTAATCATATTTGGTATACTCATAATCTATCTCCATTTTGTATCATTTGAGTTTCTTCCTCACCTTGAGGAACTTCCTCTGGTGGTGGTTCTTCTTCTGGCGGTACTCCTTCTGGTGGTGGTTCCTCTTCTGGTGGAGGCTCTTCCATTCCAGGCGGTGGTGGTTCATCCTCAATTTGTTTGCTCATTTTCTTCATTTCCTCATCTGACATTCGGAAAACGTGTCTTTGAACATATTCTTTAGAGAACCATTCGCCAATATAAGGTTCTATTGTATTTAGTATATCTAGTCTGTCACGCAGAAGATCCATATCCCTCATCTCTGCATAATGACCATCTTTAAGATAAGCATAAGTGATATTGTCTTTAATCGACGGCCAATCTTCTTCTGCAATAACTCCCTTGAGTATTAACTGAGTCTTTAGAGCATCATTAAAAAGAATATTGAATTTAGTTCTGAGTTTCTGAATAAACTTTGTAAACTTAACTTCATCTCTTGTAATCTCTGCACTTCTACCCATACTGAAAGTACTTTCAGCTTCAAGTCTTGAAACAGGGATATTAAGTGATCTATAAAGTTTTTTCTGAAAATAAACAATATCGTCAATTTCTCCAAGGTTCTGACCGCCAGGAAGTGTAGTAATTTCTGTCCCTCTTCCACCTTCTCTTCGTGGAAGCCAGAAATCTTCTAACATACTCATTTGCTGTCGATCATCACGAATCTCACCAGTTGATGCATTATACACCAATTTGTTTCGATAACGATTCATTACATCTTTAAGATACTGCTCTGCTTTTATTTTGGGAAGGTTACCAACATCAATGTAGAAAATCCTTCGTTCTGGAGCTCTTGAGATACGATAGATCACTACCGAATCTTCAATCATTCTGAGTTGGTTTACTGGTTTGATTGCTTTATGAAGGTAGGTTATGACCATATTTCTATTTGGGTCATGTAATCCTGAAGTACAAGCAGCTACAGAATCTTTTGTAATCTTAAATCCTCCACTTCCTTGGGATTGATGCATTCCCTTTTCATTATAATGAAAATAGTCTTCAATTACTTTTATGTGAGGTGTACCTTTATTACTCAAGGCTTTGTCTATTTTTTTGACTCTTTTGATTTTTAAGCCATCAATATATCGTAATTCTTGTATTCCTTTTTTTGGGTCATTTTCATCTATGATCTTATGATAATGTATTCTTCCATCAATATACCATCTTCTAAAAATGTCGTGTGCTTTATTATTGAAATCTAGGAGGCGGAGAATATGTTGAAACTCCTGACGAACTCTTGTCCTTATCTTGTTTGAATATGGTAGATCATCTGTGACGATACTAATACTTTCTCGACCAGATTCCATACATATACCCTCATTCACTATATCTTCAATTGCAAAATCACATTCAGGATGTTCAGACGTACTTCGATATCTACGAATAAGTTCATATTCGTTCTTAGCTGTTCCGTCTAGATCTAGATATTCGCTGTAGAATCCAGCAGAGGTTGTTGCTCCATCTTCAGGTTCAGGGAGAACGAAACTTGGTAGTTGTTCTCCCTTATCCTTTGAAGCTCTAGTAATTTGAAAACCAAATAACTGTGCCATAATGCTCCGTATTTATTCACGTAGTAAATATTTATACGGATTATTAACTGGTAGTATTTGATTCAAAGAACTGATAGCGATAAGTTACACCAAATTCTTCTACTGCATCATTAGTATCGTATCCTAAATCAATATTATCTATTGTTGTAGGAAACAAACCTCTGAAAGTATAAGATTTGATAACCGACCCGGCCCGATCCAATTGATCTACAAATGCATCAACTTGGTAATCGGATGGATTTTCTAATCCACTATTGTCTGAAAGTGCATTGATTCCATTCATCCATCGCTCCATAGCGTTACGAATGAGGAAATCAGTGTCGTTCATGACAGTAGTTGTCCATGTCTCAAAAGTCCTATCTCCTGCAATATACAAGGATCGACCTCTGAATGGAACTGCAACTTCACCTAATGTCTGGCCAGGCAAATTAGTTGCCTTACAAAGAAAGGACATAACTCTTGTTTCTCCCCCTGTGGCCGCATAGCCTGGAAAAGGCATTGTGACTTGGAACTGATTAGCTCTTGCACCACCACCTTTTAAATTTGCCTTAAAATCATTTATATTTGCCATTTATCCTCCTATGCCCCAACTACTTCACTGAATGCAACACCAGTTTTAGTGGCAATGAAATTCAGAGAAATAAAGTTAATAGACCGAGCAGGTTTGATAAAGATATCAGCAACAAACTCGTTACGATCAATGACTGAGCCTGGGTTGTTAGTTGAATCACAAACTACTAAGAAGTCTGTAACACCCCTTCGACCCTGAACATCACGCATAAAAGGTTCAACTTGATTTCGGAACCCAGCTCGTGTGAACTCATCATTAAACTCAAACAACTGAAATTTAGCAGCGGTTGAGATTGCCTTTTCAAGAACAATGAACAATCTTCGTACATTAATTCTATCAAATGCACTTGGTTTTGATTGAGCAGTTTTGTCTCCAAACAGAACTGTTCCTTGGCCTGGAAAAGAACAAACTGGATTCACTCTTGCTTTATAAAGAATGTCTCTGTTTGCCTTCTGAGGATTGTATGCAAGTTTAACTGCACCCCTCACTTGACCACGATTGAATCCGCCTGGACTGAACCATGCATCTGCAACCAAATCTGTTCTTGCACAAAGACCAGCCATATCTCCGTTCAACGGAACCCACCGATATGAATCGTTGTACTTGTCGTACATATACTTGTACCCACTGTCAAGAAATCCGTATGAACTAGAAGGCATCTTGTCCATGAATGTTTTGACATTTGATGTTTGTGTTACTTCACTAGAAACTGCAACAACAGCAGTTGATGGTGGTGAAACAAATGCAACGCAATCTTTTCGGTCAGTAGCCATATCAATTGCATTGATAGCATCTGTTCCGTTTGTCCCATCAATTTCTCTACCATTCAATAACAAGGAAAGTTCAACTGTCTCTGTATCTTTTAAAAGATCAAATCCAGATTTCTTTTCTCCCGATGTCATTACATACCCATCAACTCCACCTGTCAAACTAATAGACTGAATAAGTTGCGTAGAGGCACTAAAACGAACTGCAGCCTGAGTTGCAATATCATTACCCCAACCTGTATTATTAGATGCTGGTTGATTCATGTTGTAAATGTAAGATGACTGATTAAAAAGAACATCACGATAGTAGTTTGTACTTCCGTCTGCTTTTTTCGCATCAGTTAATTTAGAAACTCCTTCGTATGTTTCCAGTACTGTGCCTGGAGTTCCTGAGATTATTCCATCTTGATCAATAACAACGATATGCATTTCGTCATCAGTTTCTACACCAGAACGATCTTTTACATAATCAGATGTGCCTGGAGCAGATGAAAAGAGATCATAAAATTCCCATCGTCTGCGAACATTTTGATTGTCTACAATGACTCCTGTGCCTGGAGTACGAATACCACCTTCGGTATTTGCAGATCCATATCTTTCAAAAGTTATTGTGTGTGAAGCAATATTTGTTACCTTATATTCTCCACCATCAGCTTCTCCAAAATTGATGATATCACCATTATTGTATCCTGTACCACCATTATTATCTGCAACGAATGTGGTTGCACCACCATTCAATGCAGTTTCTACTACACCAGCGGTATCTTCACCACCAGCAAAAGTTTGTTCAAACTCAGCAGCACTTGGACATACGGAAACTTTTAAACTATTTCCCCATGTTCCAGCTGTTCGAGCATTATAATCACCAGTACTTGACTGATTTGCTCTAAAATTACTATCATAATCTGAAGTTGATTTAATCAAAATAGCGGTTCCTGTTGACCCAGCATTTTTTAATGCTGATCCTTGAGCTCTTACCACTCTCAATGCATTGCCATAACCTAAAAAGTTGGCAGCACAAAACCAATCTTCAAACTGATTACCTGAAGA